CCGCTGTTGCCTATTTGACTAATGCAATTGGCGCAGACGATGCCAATAAAACTTTTTATTCCCGTTCTGATGTATCTCCGTTATTTGATACGGCCACAATTGCTCTTGCAAGTGCGTATTACACAAACAGAGATGCGTTAACAAATGTTTCTGCTACTCCCGTACCTTTGGTTTCAGATAGTATCATTCATCAATTAAGGATGATGTGGGAAGATTGGCAATTATCTCTAGAAACAAACGCTTCCAATAGCGACACAGGTGATAACGATGGCGATTAATCCGTTTTCACTTAATAAGCGTGGTCAGTTTGGATCAGTTGAGACTGTTACTAATCCAAATACTGGCAGTTCAACGAGGCAGTTTGTTGCTTCTTTTTCTCGCTGGTATGCCGTTCGTACTCGAACAATGAATCAGACGTATCAAATTTACGGGACGGATTTACAAGACACGATCGATATTGTTATTAGACACGATCCAAGTATTAAACCACCTTTGTTATTCCAGGATAGTCAGAGCAATCAATACAATATAGTCTCAGTTTCACCTGATGATTCTGGTGCATTAAATGCTTTTGACATTTTGACACTTAAAGCTATCACGCTGAAAGGAACGACTAAAAATGGCTAGTATTAGTGATTTAGGTGAATGGGCTGACCATTTAGAAGAGGCTTATAACCAGCCTGTAGAAGACCAAGCCAAAATTACGGAAGCTGGAGCGAAAGTCTTAAAAAAGAATATGGAAGACTATGTGAGGTCTCACCACTATACTCATAGAAAAACAGGTGAAGATCCGCATTTGGCCGATTCTGTAATAGAAACTCCAACTAATGTTGATGGGAAAGTTGATGGAACTTCAACGGTTGGTTTTGACCCTAAAAAAGGCTATATAGCCCGTTTTCTAAATGATGGGACTAAATATATTAGAGGCGATGATTTCCTTGATAAAGTTAGAAATGCTTCTAAACCTGCTATTTTTCAAGCAGAAAATGAAGAATTTCAAAAAATCCTTCATCAGAAAGGATTAGATGACGTATGAGTTCTGTATCTGACGCAGTGGCAATTATTAAAACCACTAATCTTACCTGGATAGACAATGTTTATCCTTTTGTAATACCCGAAGAACATTTAAATGACACGGATTCAACCGATTGTCTAGTAACGGAAAACGAAAACTCGCCAACAACTTACGGGGATAACGAGTTTAAAGAAATGAACCAAGGCGTAGAAATACGTCTTTTTTATTCGCTTGATTTTTCTCAAGATGCCGATGATTGTGAAATTGCTTTAATGCAGGCTTTTAATACAGCAGGTTGGCAAATTACAAACGCAGACGCACGTTATACAGACCCTGATACTGGTCAGGCTATTAAAGCCATATACGTATCACACAACAAATTATTAGGAGGTAGCTAATGGCTACATTTGGTATTAAACAAGTACAAATGGCTCTTTTGGGGTCAGATGGAAATATCGTTAAAGATGCAACCGCCGGCTTGAGTGCAACTGGCATTTATGCAACTGGAACAGGTAGTTTTACAACGAAAACAGCTAATATTACCGGTCTTGAAGCAGCGTTCACCAAAGTTTATGGCGATAATAAAGTTTCTGATCTTCAAGAAACTCGTGGTGACACTTCAGTTGCTCTGGACTTTAACTCATTGCCACACGATGTTGTTGCTAAAGCACTTGGCAAAATTTCAGATGGTAAAGGTGGTTACTACCAAGGTGACAAACCAAAACTAAGTTTGCTGATTCAAACAACTGCACTTGGTGAAAGCGGCTATGTTTACTTTGGTTTCCGTCAAGGCGAATTAATCGTGACTGAGGCAAGTAACGGAACAAATACCACGACACAGACCCGTGCTGATGATTCGTTTACTTACACTCCATTGGATATTGATGACTGGAATAGTCAGCCAATGAAGATGTTCTATACGAACGAAACAGGTTTCAGTAATGATGTGATGCTTGCCGATGTGTTCCCTGGATACACGGCGGCATCTACTAACACTACTAGCACTACTAACGGCTAATTAAATATTGGAATATCCGAAAGGGTGTTCTTAAAGGCTATTCAACCATTCTCCGTTGGGTAGCCGTTAAGAGCATCTTTTTTTAATGCTCAAAAGGAGAAGAAAAAATGTTACTAACAATTCGAGTACCTGAACTAAATAACAAGGAGTTCAGTTTTAAAGATTCAACAGCAAATATCAAAATGGCAACCAGATTAATGAAAAAGTCATTTCAAGATCAGGTCGATGCTCAAGAAGCAAGCGAAGTAAGTGAAGAAAACAAAGATATTTCTAAAATGTCTGACGAGGAATATCTTCAATATCAAATCGAACAAAACAAGAAACAAATTCATACTTTCGACACTGAATTGAAGTCCATTGATTTCACTATTGAAATACTTGGCAAGATTCTAGGGTTAAACAAAAAAGATTCGAGTATTTTAGAAGAACTATCGCTAACAGAAATTGGGGAATTGTTAGCTCACGTATCTTTCAGATTGAACAATCCCGGTGTAAGTGAAGACGAATATTGGGACTTACAAGAAGTTGGCTCAACAAAAAAATAACAGCCCGAGAAGGGCTTGCTCAATACGGAAACCAATTAACAGATTTATTGTTGTTTGAAAAAGATTGCATGGTCAATTTACAAATTCCATTAAACGAAATAGAGAAAACGAGTTTTTATGATTTGATCGAAGTCTTAGAAGCTAAAAAAGAAGACAAGATTTCTGATCCACTGGATTTTTTCAAGTCACAAAAAGGTTAAAGAAAGGACTAAAACATGGCAGATATAAGCAGAGAAGCAGCCAACAAGGTTACGCTAGATACAACTGAAGCCGTTCAATCGGTTAAGTCTTTAAAAACCGAAATACAAGCTAATACGGCTGCTTGGAAAGCTAACGAAGCCATGCTTAAGCAGTCTGGAGATTCCTTAACTGCTGCTAAAACTCGTTTTGACGGTTTAAGCTCAACTGTTGAAAAACAAAAAGAAGTTGTTAACGCTTTAAAGTCTTCAATGTCTGAAGAAGCTGATCGAACTTCAAAAAATTCTGAAGCTTATCAAAAGTTATCAACTCAATATGATCGTGCGCAAACAAAACTTGTTTCCTTAACCAATCAACAAAACAAGGCTAAGCAATCGCTTGATTATCAACAGTCAGGTATTGCAAAGTTAAATGATTCAATTAAGCAATCTGAAACAGTTACTAATTCTTATGTTGAAAGATTAAAAGCCGAAGGAAATACTGTAGAAGCTAATAAGGCTCAAATAAGTGGTTTAAGAGATCAGCAAGATAAGTTAAAGCAAGTTTACGATAAGCAAGTTGAAGAACTTAAAAAATTAAAGTCTGCTGAAGGTGATAATTCCGAAGCTATTTCTAAACAAAATGTCCGTATCAATGAAACAGCAACAAAAGTAGCTAATGCTACTAATAAAATAAAAGATTTAAGAGAGCAAACAGGAAAACGCCCAGAAACAGGCTTATTTTCTGGTATAACCTCAAAACTCGATTCGGTTAATGATAAGGCCGAACGTGCTAATGGGCTATTTGAAAAAATAGTTGGTGCTCATTTAGTTGCGTATGGAATTACAAGCGCTTTTCAGTCAATAACTAATCATATAAGTGCCGCTGTTGATGCCGGCATGGAATATGATCAAGAACAGCAGAAAATGGGCGCTGTTTGGCTAACATTAACTGGTAGTTCAGGTGCAGCGAGCGCAATGGTTAAAACCATTAATAGTTTGTCTGTTAAAACTGGTCAAGCCACTGATACAGTCAATGAACTAGAACAAGGTTTTTATCACTTGCACTCTAGTAAGACTGAATCAGATGAAATGACTAAGTCGATGCTGAACATGGCCGATGCCGTTGGTTTGAATTCTCAACAGATTCAATCAGTTACGCAAGATATGGTCAATGGTTTATCTCGTGGTAAAGCCAATGCCGGAATGTTGAATCAGATTTCTCAATATTTCCCGATGTTTCGTGAGAACTTAGCCAAGTATGAAAGTGATGTTCACAAAGGTGCAAATATCACTGTTGCTGATTTAACAACAATGGCTAAAAAAGGCGAAATATCTGCAACTGATATTGAAAACGTCTTTAATCAGTTAGGCTCTGGTAAATACGACAAAGCCGCTTCTAACATGCTACAAACCATGGTTGGTATGGAACGAACCATTAAAGCGCGTGTTCCGGCCTTGATTGGTGATATTGAAAAGCCGATCATGCAAGCTCAAAACCCGATTTATGGTGCTGTTGCTAAATGGGTTTCTGAAAAGAAAGTTGATAACGAGTTTTCCCAAATTGGAAAATCTGCTGAAAAAGGTTTTTCAACTATTACAACTGCTTTTGCTAAGGCATTTAATCTTAAATCAGTTCCAAGTGCTTTAAACAGTGGCTTAAAAGATATTTCAAAAGGTATCACGAATGTTTCTAATGATATTGCTAAAAATGCTCCTGAAATAGCCAGTTTCTTTAAGATGGTTAAAGCAACAGGCGGGGAAAGTTTTCGTGTATTTGTAACTACTCTACAAATTGCTAATACGATACTTAAACCATTTATGGGTTTAATTGCCGATCATCCAAAAGCTTTTGCTAAGTTTGCCGCAAGTGCAATTTTAGTTTCTCAAGCTTTTAAAGCAGTCAATAGAGGTGTTGGCGCAGTATCCAGCACTTTGAAAACATTTACAAGTATTGCCGATGGAATCAAATGGGCTGCTAAAGTTCTCGGCATAAAGTCAGAGACTACCGCTTTAAAAGAGCAAAACAAAGTTCTTGAAAAGAACAACGAATTATCTTCAGCTGAGAGCAGCGATTCACTTGGAACGTCTTCTAGCGGAAGTTCTGTTTCTAAGGATGTTAGTGAAGCGGAAACTGTTGAAAAAGACGGCAGTACTGTCGCTAAGGACGCTAGTGAAGCTGGAGAAGTTGCTGAAGGTGCTAGCAAATCGGGCATATTAAGCAAGCTAGGGGATTTAACCAAACTTGGGAAAGTTGCCGCTGGTGGCACTGGAATTCTTGATCTTGTATCAGCTGGTACTGATTTAATTGGTATTAATAAAAAGAATGTCGGCAGTAAAGTTGGTTCTGCTAGCGGAAACCTTGCCGGCGGTGCAGCGGGTGCAGCAATCGGAACAGCTATCCTACCTGGCTTAGGCACAGTCGCTGGTGGTATTCTTGGTTCTTTTGGTGGCGAGAAATTAGGAAAAAGTCTTGGTAAGGAAATCCAAAAAGGATTAACTAAGACTAAAATAAAAGCGCCTAAAGTTAGTTCTAAATCTGCTTATAGTGATTTAACTAAAGAAGCTAAGAAATATTATTCTGAAAAGCAAAAAGAAGACACTAAAGATGTCAAACTTCTTTATAAAAATGGTGATTTAACCAAAGCAGAATATGAACAGCGGATGAAAACCATTGAGAACGAAGGCAAGCAAGGTTCTAAGTTTGAGAAGATGAGCCAGTCTGATCGAACCGCTGTTACTAAATATTATGCTCAACAACGTGAATCCATTGAAAGCAAATACAGCAAAGACATAAGCGACACTAAAAATAAGTGGAACAAAAAAATTAATGCTGATTTGCTCAAATACGGTGCTGGTTCGGTTCAAGTCCAAAAGGACGAAAAAAATAAGTCTAAAGCCGTTGCTGAAGAAGAGCGTAAAGAAAAATCTTCTATTAATAAGCTAACTTTAAAAGACGCTACTTCTACCACGGTTGCCGAAGCCAAACTTCACACAACCTTAACTGGAAAGATTCAATTATCTGCAACTAAGCAAACTTCCATAATGGAAAAGCTTACTAAAGATAAAGGCAAGCTTTCAAATCAGCAGTTACAAACAGCCGTTAATGATTCTGAAAAAGAATATAAGGAAACTGTTAGTTTAGCTAATAAAAAAGAAAAAGATACTTTTAAAGCGGCTTATAAGCAATATAACGAAGTTACTAAGGCTGCTACTAATCAAAGAAAAGAAACGATTAAAGCAGCTGACGATCAATACAACGATACAGTTAGTGCAGCTAAGAAACAGTTTACTGGCAATTCTAAATGGGCTGAAACACAGCGTAAAGATGCCATAGCCAAGGCTAAAGATCAAAAAGACAAAACTACGCAATCTGCTTGGGATCAATATAACGGCGTTGTTGCCAAAGCTCAAAAGCAGCAAAATGACACCGATGATGCGGCAAGAAAACAACACGATACCACAATCAGCCATGCCACAGATCAAAAGAAACAGATAGAACAAGCCGCTAAAGATCAATCTCATGGCGTTATAACGCACGCGGTTAACCAGGCTAACGGTTCAATGAAAGCCAGCAGCAAGCAAGGCAGCGGAATGCAGAGCATTTGGAAAGGAATTTCTGGATTCTTCAACGGAATTGTTAAATTCTTTGGTCAAAAAGGAATTAAAACAAGTAACCAAAGCTACAGCTACACTCCAATGGATATGCCAGCCGATTCTATTGGTACTGGTTACAATACCGCTCAACGTGCGTTAGTTGGTGAAGCCGGTATCGAAGCCAGGTACCAGCCTTATTCTGGCAAAGTTGATTTTCTTGGTACTCATGGTGCTGAAGTTGTTAATTTAAACCCTGGTGATCACATTTTAAATGCTAAAGATACTGCAAAATTGTTTAATGGCGGTCTTGGTAAAACAATGCCAGGCTATGCGTCTGGAACTGATAGTCTCACTTCATTTATCAGTTCTGTAAGTAAAGGCGCAACAAATATTTTTGATAATCTTTCCGATGCTGCTTCTAAAGTACTTTCAAAATTAACCGATCCAACTAAAACTTTGGAAGATATCGCGTCAAAAGCCTTTAATATCAACTCAATTAGTGAAGTTGGTGGCGCTGGTCATGAGATTTCTAAAGGCATGGTTGACAGTGGAGTTAAAAGCTTCGCAAGTCTTCTTAGTAAATTAGTTAAAGGATCAGACGAGAATGGTGGCGGTCAAGAAGCTAATCCATCAGGAACAAGTGTTACTCGTTGGACTTCTGACGTTAAAAAAGCTTTAAAAGCTAACGGACTATCAACATCTGCTTCAATGATTGAAAAAATATTAAAGCAGATTCAAACCGAATCAGGCGGCAATCCAACTGTTACCCAGCATGGATATACAGATGTTAATACGCTGTCTGGTGACTTAGCTAAAGGATTAATGCAGACTACCACGGCTACATTTGATGCTTATGCGTTTTCTGGACACAAAAATATTTTTAATGGTTACGATGATTTACTTGCTGCTCTTGCTTATGCAAAAAAGCGTTATGGATCAACTCTTTATTATTTGGGTCAAGGCCATGGCTATGCTAATGGTGGAATTGCAACATCGCCGTCTATTTTTGGCGAAGATGGTATAGAAATGGCTATACCACTAAGCCAAAACAAAAGTTCTAGAGCAACCGAACTATTAAAAGAAGCTAATCAAATAACTGGAAATACTGTAAGTTCAACTGATAATTCGCAGTTGGAAACTTTAATGACACAAAATAATAAACTTGTTAATTTGCTAGCTACAACGGTTAGTTCGATTCTAGGCGAAGTTAAATCTAGTAATCAAAATTTAACGCCTGGTCAACAAACCATATTAACAAAAAATATTTTAAAGATGATAGGAAGGAGCAGTAATTAATGTTTCAATTAACTAATGCAAATGGTGAAACAGTTGATTTAAATACTGATAATTTGCGTGCTTACACTCCAACTGGTTTAGGGCTTGTTTTAAAAAATACTTATTCAGTTTACAAAAGTTCGTTTTTAAAAACTTTTTCTCAAATTGACGATCCAACGTCCAGTCCCGCTCAATTCTATTTAAAGTTTGGTGACGTTAAAAATCAGTCATATCAGTCGTTTTCAGATTTCGCTTCTTTTTTGGCTTATCAGCCTTATACATTAACTTATACAACTGATGCCGGAAGCTGGAATCGGGATTGTAATTTACAAAGCTTAACTAAAACGGAAATCGGTGGCAGCACAATAGGACAATATGAGCGTTTAAACGAAATTATTATTTTGGAATTTATTAATCCCTGGTATCAATTACAATCACAAGAATGTGTAAGCTATGATGATGATCCCGATTTAGGGACATATGGTAAGATTTATGGTTTGTATAAAGAAGCATCGAAAGAAAGCTCGACCGCTTCTTCTGCTAATCATATCGTTGCTATTACAAATAATAACGATGGGACTAATACTGTTTCATCAACTGTTGCAGCTGGGGATTCTATAACTGTTTCCCATAATTCTATTACAGATTATAGCCAATCCAATTTAGGACGTCCTAACTTAGCTGCTGATTCAGAAATGTTGTTGGGATTGCAAACATCTTCTACAACCGGTTGGAATGCCGCTAACTCGATTAGTTCTATTGTTGCTGGAGGTTATACGGATTCTCTGGGAACACACAATGTCCTGCAGATGGCCTCAACGACGGCTTCAACATCTAACGCTGTTGTTTCTAAAAATATTGTTCCAAAAATTAATTCGACCTATTACTGGTCGGTCTGGTACAAGGTCACAAGCACCTTGAGTGCAGCTGCCAGTGTCCATATTGAAGGACGTGGAACAGTTTCCGGTAGTGATGCCGGTACGGAAGCCGAGTCGTTAGTTACAACTGGAACAGCAATAGGCACATGGATTAAACTAACTGGTTCTTTTACACCAACACTTTCAACTACCGGTTATTTGCGTCTGCGTTTTCAGAATTTAGGAACTGGTACAATTCTTTTCTCAGAACCAATGATTAATATTGGCACCCAATTAAATCCCTATATTGCCGATACAACCAATCCCACAGTTTGGAATTTGGAGATACCGTCTAACGGTTTTCTTTATACTATGCAATTTAGTGGTGAGACGCTAACTTTTTATACTTTAGTTACACCCGATCAATACAATAGATTAGCCGAATATGTTTACATTGAATCAAATAGAAACACATCTTCTAAATCAATGGAAGTTTCCAATGATTCAAAATATTTTGGTTTACAAAAAGGTTCGCCTTGTTTAATAACAATTACCGGTCCAACTACAACTAACGTTAGTTGGAAGATTATTAAAGATGGTACAACGGTTGCTTCTGATGGCTTCACGCTGACTTTGACTGATAATCAGACTTTGGTTGTCAGTTCTTATCCCGAAGATCAATATGCCCGGATCTATAATCCTGATGGTTCTTATGTAGATGTATCACAATACCAAGATATTACACAGACTAATTATGTATTAATTCCCGAAGGCGATTCAACGATCGTCTTTTATATTGATCAAACGGCTGGTGTTCAATTCACTTATAAAGAAGAAAGGCTATTGGTATGAGTTTAGCTTTGCAAGCGACAATCTTTAAACCTGATTTAACAATTCGTGGAATCTATCCCGTATTGAGTTATAGCTTAGTAATGGACAACTTGGAAAATAGCTCTTCTACTTTTGTTTTAAATGATAACGGAGCCAGTTTGATTGGTGACTATATAATGATTAGAATAACAGACACTAATGAAATGCTTTATTATGGTCAGCTTACAGAAGTTGATATGGATGATACAACTAATTTGGATAGTTTGACTGCTAATTATATATGGAATGCTTTAAATGGTGAGATTGTTGTTTTAGGACGTTCTGGAACGTCTTACGAAATTCATATTCAAAAATTAATCGCTCAATATATTGCATCAAATACCGGAAACATTTTTTCTCATTCCGTTTCAGCATCAACGACTACCGCTTATGCAATAACGACTTCCGATGGGATCGAAACAAGCAATTTTGTTGATTACCTAATAAGAGGGTTTAAGCTTCACAACGTCGTTATTGGAATAACGGATATCAAAAGGGACACCAATTCAAATGGTGTTCCTATTTATTATCCAGAGTTTGATATCCATCAAGCTACAGATAGCTGGAATTTTAAAAATGATATTTATGATTTTACCGATTGGCAAATAACCGATAGCAGATTATTGCGTGGCTATAATAATGAGCTCTGGATCGTTGACAAAGCTTCCACGAACATGGAAAGCCCGTCTATCATTGCTAAGTATTGGCTACAAAGTGATGGCACGGTTGTTAGTTCGTTAAATGATAACGTTACTCAACCGACACAAGTTCATGTTTATCTTTACGATAAAACAGCAACCGATAATCCAACTAATGATTCTATAGCTGCAACAGAATTATCTGGAAATACTTATAGTCATAATATCCAATTTTCAATGCCAATTGATAATAACTTCTTCCCACTTAGCAAACTCCATTTAGGCTTACAAGCAAAAGTTTATTACAATGAAACACTTTATCAATCGGTTCTATCGGGCTATACAATTTCAAGTGACAGCGATTTAATCACTTTGACTTTTGGGAATCTTAGTTTTGGTAAAACCGATGTATTTTCATCAACAGATTAAAAGGAAGGAATATAGAAAATATGGCAATAACAATGTATCAAGCCGATAGGAACTATGTAACACCAGCCAATGATGGTTCCTTATATAGTGCGATGCTTAACGATACTAGCGGAATTATTAACAATAGAGGCAATAACTTTGCTTTAACAGCTGATGGCTTAGTTATTTCGATTGATACTGGTCAAGCTGTAATAGGCGGCCGATCAGTTGAAATAACAGCTCTAGAGAGTGTAACGGTTCCAGCCAATTCATCTGGCAGTATCTGTTTGGTGGTTGATTTAACGAAAACCAACACGGTTACCGGTGATGCTGGCGATCCAACATATGCAGTTGCAGTTAATCAAGTCTATACAAGTGCTGTAACTGGCACGCTGACGCAAGACGACTTAAATA